TGCCCCGACTTAGCGGCATGCATGACCATCTTGTAAACCTGATTAGCGCTGGGTTTACGTCCGCGAAATTCATAGCTGTACATCTTCACTCCTGTGGTTTGCTATGTAGATACGAAGCCTTTTGATCTGAGCTTCTCGGTAAGACAGCATTCCTGTAACGTATTCACAGGTGTTGTTAAGAGATAGGTGATGCTTCTCAGCCTCATCTAACTCTTTGCATGCAAGTTCAAGTGATGACGGGTTACGGAAAATGTCTCTAAACCAAGTCAGTAGATCTATCATGATTAAGCTGCTGCTTGAACTGTCTGCTTGTTTAATACTTCAGCCACCCGAAACAAGGTGATCTTTGAGAAGCCACCGACATGCCACTCACGTATGTCTTGGACATCCATACCTTGTGTACCCATGTAGTTCCTGCCGTTCTTCCAGTTGTAGATAGAAGCTACGCTGCCATCTGCAAATGAGATGTGCCACTCGGCATCCACCTTGTAGTCATCGAAACCGTATCGCATTGGCGAACCGAATGCATCAACAAGTTCTTCGTAATCTGCGGTGATGTAACCTTGGAGGTGAGACATGTTGGTGTCTACTTCTGTCTCGTTGTGTGTTTGGAATTTCATATTGATCCTTGAGTTAAGCGCCGGTCTCTCCCGGCTGTCACGACTAGGCACATTCCCGTTGCCGTTTCAGTTGGTTTCATTTCACGCATGTGCCAGACTTATTCCCATCCCTCTTGGTCTTTGATTGTTTTAAACAGTTCACTGACTGCTTCTTCAAGAGTTTCAATATCAGTGACTGCTTTGAATCCACTGATAGGACCAGTGCTGACCCAGACATAGAACGTGTCATCAACTTCTTCGCAAAGCTGATAGTCGTAACGCATGTCTTCGTGTTCATGCGTGTTGATGATTACTGACATGATTAGTACACTGCGCCGGACAGACCGACCGTGAACTCTGAGTACCACTTGAGATCACGCTCTAGTTCTTCGAGCGTTACTGTGGGTTCACATGAATCACCTGATGGCGTAGTGCCAAGCACTAAACCGAAACCGCATAAGGGTTGTGGATAACCGTGGTGTTCAAAGAACATCCTGTTTGCTCTGAACAAACCCTCGTCATCAACGTAGAAGGTGTCACCCTTGTTGTTGAAGTCTGCGCATGTGAACATGTCGCATGCCAGCAGTCTGCTGATCTCACGGAAGTCACCGTTGTAGTCAATTTCTTTGACTGTCCGGTTGAATGGGTCTATGAAGAATGCTTTCATTGTGTTTCTCCTTGTGGGTGCCGTTGGTTGTATGTGTTCATCCAGTTAAGGAGAACGTCTCTTGCTTCTCTACGTGGTAGGCTGAAGGCGTCTTCAAGGTATGCCCCTGCTCCCCACATGTTGGTCACTCCGCTCTCGCGGAGATCGTCTAAGTACTCGAAGTACATCTGTTGACTAGTCATGGTTAACTTCCTCCAAACCTAGTGCGTGTTCAGCTGCATCACGTATGTAGCTGTACCATTGCGTATCTTGGTAAGTACTACGCTGACTGATGTATTCACATGCTTGTTGAATGGACTCATTGCTTGGCACAGGTAGATGCTCCGAAGCAATGTGTTCCCTGACATCCATCTCGTTGATGGTGATCACCTCGTGGGTGCCAGTTGCTTTGTTGATCAGGTCACCGAGTCGAACCAGTTGGCTGCGACTGAGGTGCTGGATCAGGGACATGAGGTGTATGTCTTGTAGGTGCATAGCTGTGTAATGTTGCATTGGTGTTGTCATGATAGCAATACTAATAAATTAAAAGTTAAGTTTATATTGGAATAAACCCTGATACTTTGTTAAAGGTGCGTCTCGATGAGGTCTGCTATCTCAGAAAACGTAGCGCCGTTGTCGTTGATTGAAGCTAGTGATTTCATCTCTCCGTCTATGCCGTAAGGCACTTCAGGGTTTTGTGCGGCAAGACCGGCAATCCTAGCAACGTGCATAGGCAAGACTTCTTTAGCTTTGAATGCGAAGTTGTCGTCTTCATAACCGTAGCTCCAACGCTCGTCTCCTTCGTCATCATCTATGCCTACATTCCACTTATCTGTATCGTAGACATCGCAAAGAACACCGAGGCAGCAGAAGCCAACCTCTCTGCGTAATGCACCTGTTGCTTGTTCGTACTTGCCAGAGCGTAATGCTCTGACCCACATCTGTTTAAAACTTGAGTCCATATATATTCCTTCGTGTAAACAACGAGTCGTGATCGAATCTTTTTACTAACGTGTGTAGATGGGTACGGTAGAAGCCCGTAACCCCCTAGGCACACGCTGTCCGCTTAGAAAGGTACGTCTTCTATCTCATAAGGAATAGATACAACCCTAGATGTAAGCTGAACAGGAAACATGAGATCGTCTTTCATATCAAGTAGTTCTTGGCGTAATGAATCCTTCTCCTGTATTAGTTCTCTAACCCAAGTTCGCAAGAACCTGTTTTCTTCAACAAGAAATGTTGTACGTGCATCAGTCATGCTGACTCCTTTGTGCGTGTAAATAACGAGACGGGATCGAAGCTCAAAGCTAAAACCTAGGCGTGCCAACTACTACTGGCACACCTAGGTCTCCTCTACTTAGAACGGTGCTGGTTCCACACCGTCAGGCTGCTCTGGTGTTACTGCGGTATCAACGAAGCTCGTACCCTTACGAACCTTGGTCAAACGCTGACGAACCTTCTCGATCATCGAGACAGCAGCTGCTGATAACTTGTCGTTACCGTCAGCCTTATCGAACTGCTCCAGTATCTCGAGCAACTCGATCTGGAACGAGATCTCACGGAAACGAACTCCGGGTAGATCTCTGCCAATCCAGCTTGTGTCGTTACCACAAGCAGCTACCTTCTTGACCTGCTTCTCTGTAGGCATGCGGTTCGCAAGACGAGCTTGCTCCGTATAGATCAAACGAGAAGCCTGTGACTGCGAAGTAACCTTCACAGATCCCAATGCTGGGTTGTTAACAACCAACTTCTCCCACAAAGCTACAGTGGCAGCAGAAGCTGGCTTCAAATCCAAAACTAAATCTGACATGGTGATTCCTTAAAATGAAAAGTGAAATGAGATGAAAATAAACATGAAGAAGAGAAGTGCTTCTCTCAAAGAGAGAAGAAGCACGCAACGCTGTATCAGGACCACAGCTTTGTTACTGGATCAAACCCAGCTTTGTGTAAGGCTTCGAACGCCTCAAGACCCATCGGCTGAAAGCCTCGGCTCTTGGCATAACCGCAATACTCAGCGTAAGCACGATTGCCTACAACATCAAAGCTGTGGTCAAACAGCACTAACGCTGTTACAAACACAGCAAAGCCAATTACTACTAATACCGAAACTCCATCCATGTGGTAGAAGTCTCCAATCGGAGCGCCTAGACTCCAGAAATAGATGGATGCAAAAGCCATCGACCAAGCACATAGATAAAGCGAAATACCAAGGTTTTTAGAAAACATAGTCAGCTCCAAAAGTTATTTAGAAAACAAGGGGTTGCTGAATCGCAACTACCTGAAGAGGGGATTGCGTTCCGCATCTCATGCGGGGACGCAATACGCTCAAAGGCTCCACCGGAGGAGGGGATAACTCGCGTTAGGGATGGAAGCCCGAAGGGTGAAGACGCTTTAGCGGCTGAATTCACGACAGCCCGACCCGAAGGGGAACGCTAAAGTCCCACATATAGGCTGGGAGGCTAGTAAACACGGGAGGGTTCACGGATTAACCATGCGATGTACGTGTATGCACAGACCGTAAGGCACGGGTGTACCCCCTAGAGGACCACTGAAGTGACACCCTGCCCCCCAAAGCAACAACGTATTACTAATACGAACGCACATCCACCCTAAGTAGGTATGCGGACCCCTAAATCTGCCTACCCGGGGGTCTTTCTCACCTTAGTTTTAATTTTTTACGTGGGTTTACTAGCAACCGACCTCCAGGTTCGGTTGCTTAGATAGATTACTAGTCAGAAATGCTGACGTTTACGGGAATAGTTCTGCTAATAACTTATGCGCTAGGGGTAGTACTGGTGTAAATCAAACACTATGTGTACATTTTCGCTAAATTGAACAAATATTCCCGAGAGAAAGCCGACTTACGAGTTGGCTTTTTCTTTTTGTGCATGCTCTGGGTAGCTGCGCTACTTAAAAGGGGTTACACGAGGGTAGAAACATGGCTGCACGTATAAGAAAGATCCGACATGATGAGGATACGAGGAAGAAAATCCAAGTAGCTCACTTGATCAACAAGCTTTCTGGTCATATTGATGGAAAGATTACGTTGTCACCAACGCAGATCTCTGCTGCGAAGATACTTTTGGACAAGTCTTTACCTAATCTGAGTGATTTGAAGGTAGATGCTGGCGCACAGGGTATTGTTTTTAACCTCAACGTACCTAAAGCAAGTGACTGAAGCGGTAGAAACCTCTGGTGAGTTGATCTCATATGACCCTCCGGGTCCGCAAGCGGGGTTGTTTCACGCCCATGATGGGTTTGTTCGGGGCTTAATGGGTCCAGTTGGATCTGGAAAGTCTTCTTCTTGCTGTGTTGAGATCGTCGCAAGAGCTTTAAGGCAGGAGCCTTGGCTTGATGGAGTGCGCCGCAGTCGTTGGGCGGTCATCAGGAACACATATCCAGAGTTAAAGTCAACGACGATTAAGACTTGGGAGACTTGGTTTCCATCTAACGTAGCTCCAGTGAAGTGGGATACGCCTATTACATCCACGATGATCATTGATGATCTGGGGGATGGGACATCGCTTGAGCTTGAAGTATTGTTTTTGGCGCTAGATAAGGCGTCAGAGACGGGCAAGCTCAGATCACTTGAGTTAACTGGAGCGTGGATCAATGAGGCTTCTGAGATTCCTAAAGAGATTTTTGACATGGTCACCCAGCGGGTCGGCAGGTACCCCTCCAAACTCAAAGGAGGTCCTAGCTGGAGTGGCGTTATCCTTGACTCAAACCCCCCAGACGACGACAGCTGGTGGTACAAAATTGCCGAAGAAGAGACCCCCAAGGGTTGGAAGTTCTTCCGCCAAGCCGGTGGTCTCTACAAAGAAGACGAAGAGTACAAGCCGAACCCAGACGCCGAAAACACGGACAACCTCCCGGGCGGTCACCAGTACTACCTCAACCAAATCGGTGCGAAAAGCGACGACTGGATAAATGTATTCCTGCTTGGAAACTACGGCACCACTGCCGACGGCAAGCCTGTGTATCCAGAGTTCACAGACAAGATTCACGTAGCCAAAGAGAAGATAGAACCCATGCGGGGACTACCAATCATTTTGGGTTGGGACTTTGGTTTAACTCCGGCATGCGTCATCTGTCAGATGTCGCCACGGGGGCAGTTGATTATTCTTCGTGAGCTTGTCTCGCACGACATGGGTATCAGGCAGTTTGCCAACGATATCGTCAAGCCCGTGCTGATGAATGAGTTTGCGGGATTTCAGAGAATCTCTGTTGGAGATCCGGCTGGATCGATCAGAGCGCAGACAGACGAGCGCACTTGCTTTATGGAATTGCTGGAAGCAGGGATTCCTTCGGAGCCAGCGAACACAAACGATTGGATACCGCGCCGTGAATCAGTGGCGTACTTTCTGACTCGGATGGCGGACGGTATGCCCGGGTTCTTGTTGGACCCCAGCTGCCGAGAGCTTCGCCGTGGATTCAATGGGCGTTACCGCTACGAGCGGATCAAGACAAGTGGTCAAGCAAGGTTCAGAGATCGTCCCATTAAAGACGATAGCTCTCACATCCAAGATGCGATTCAGTATGCGTGTCTCAAGATCAGATCGGGCTTAAACCCACAACGAGCTAGAGCAGTTAAGACGGCTAACAATAAAGGTTGGACATGAGCATTGTCATTGCTAAACCTCCAGTGGAGGTTGACGTATCAGCGCAGACCCCCGGGGGCGATGGCTTTGAGTTTGTCGAAACCGAACTGGCAGCTTATATCCATCAGTGCTGGGACAGAGCCAAGTTTGCAAAGCAAACCATTACGGAGAGATTGCTCCAGTGTGAGCGTCAACGCCGTGGCGTATACGACCCAGACAAAGCAGTTGAGATCTCTAAGACTGGCGGCTCAGACATCTACATGCGACTGACGGACATCAAGTGCCGTGCGGCTTCTGCATGGATCAAAGATGTAATGACCGTCAATGGCGACCGTCCCTTTGACTTGGTTCCCAAGAACGAGCCAAACATCCCGCCCGAGATCAAGGCATCCATCATTGACTTGGTTAAGACCGAGGCAATGGAGTATGTACAGTCTGGCGCTGCAATCCACCCAGAGGCGTTTCGCACCCGGATGGAAGAAGTCCACGACGAGATCATCGTCAAGCTTCGTGATGAAGCCAAAGACAATGCTCGCCGTATGCGGGACAAGATCGATGATCAGATGAGTGCGGGGAAGTTCGATGAAGCTTTCAAAGATTTCATTGATGACTACATCACTTATCCCTGTGCGATTTTAAAGGGTCCTATCGTCCGTCGGCGTAAGTCGATGACTTGGGGTCCAGACTTTACACCTATCGTGGTGACTGATCTGGTCAGAGAGTTCTCACGGGTTTCCCCGTTTGATATCTACCCTTCCCCCAATTCATCTAACCCTAACGACGGTTGGTTGATCGAGCGCCACCGCATGAGCCGTGGCGAGATTCAATCAATGAAAGGCGTGATGGGTTACAGCGACGAGAACATCGATCAAGTCTTAGAGAGATTTGGCGATAAGGGTCTACGTAACTGGATCATGGGCGACCAAGAGCGGGACAACCTTGAAGGTAAACCTCACAGTCTGCTGCACAACG